ATATAATATATATAATATATAATATAATAATAAAAAACAGACATCATCATTCAAACATTGGTGACTTAATTATATTTATTAACTTTAAATCTTATTTATCATGAAACTAAACAGAGCTTATACACAATCATTAAAAGAAAGTTTAGATATTATTCTAAATGTTTTAACTAGCACTGAATTCTTAGGAGAGTTTACTTCTGCTGAATTTAATGAAGCTATTCATAAGAAAAAAATTAAATATTGTAATTCTTGGTTTCCTATTCTTAGAAGATTAGGAATATTTGCTTCAAGTGAAAATAATAGTAAAAAATATTATTATAGTTTAGACATAGAAGCTAGATATAGTGAGATAGAAGATGAATTTGCTAAAGTACTTATCACAATGAAATGTAATCCATATATTGAATATGGTAGAAATTCATTTAAAAAAGGACTTACTAGAGAATTCAATGATAGAAGTAAGCATACTTGTAAAGTGACTGATAGAGCTAACTTTAATAAAGAACAACCTAAATCTAATACTACATTAGATGAAGAAGGAGCAATTAAATTACTAGCTTCATTAGGTTATAGTGTGTTTAAATTTAACTGGATTCATACTACACAAGTAGATAAGAATGCAGTTAAAGTAATTGGTTATTATAAATTAAACAAGGCTTAATTCTGTTTAGTTATATAATTTTGGTCCTGGTTATGGTCCCAGATAATTTATTTTATTGTTTATATAATAATATTATAAAAACATCTGGGACTAACCTTTTATTTATTTTTAATATATGTTTTTACAAACACATGTGAAAGTTGTTTTATATGATACAGCAATTACATATAAAGGTTGTTTTATATAGCTTGTAAAGACATATAAAGAATTAGACATATATTAAATCATTACATATAAAGTACACTACATATATGGATAGAACTAATCAAATTATTAAATTACATCATATAACTAATGAATTAATGGTTATGATGCAGAGATTGAATGAAATACATACTAGTATTAAAAATATTAATATATTGAAAGATCAAGATAAATCAAATATAATTGCTAATATTAGTCTTGGATGTAATAATATTGCTGAGGCTTATAGTAAAATTAAATTTAAATGATATTTGACTTTTAAGATTATTGATAATTAGTGGCTCCTTCAACATAAATGTTTCAGGAGCTTATTTTATATTAAAAGGTACAGGTCTAATTTTAGTTTATATATAGAATTAGACAGGTACCTAAGTATAACTTAATACATTCTTTTCAAGAATTTCTATTATAATATTATATTTAAATAAAATACAGACATCTTCTACCAATATTTGGTGATCATGATTCAGATCATTAGTATAATAATTTATGATTAAAGAAAATTCTCAAATCTCCCTGACTATGGAATTAGAAGGGAGTGTTCTTCTAAGGAAGGATATTAAAACTAAAACTGTATCTCTAATCAAATCTTTTAGAGATAAGAAAACTGGTGAGATTAAACCTGTTCTTGATAAACATGGTAAAAAACAATATATTACTAGTGAAGTAGTATATGAAGAACCTGTTTATGGTAAAGCTATTAAACATACTGTTTTACCTTATAGTTTTATTGTTAATGCTTTAGAATCTCCTTTACAGGGATTTAAAGTTAAACATTGGGGTAATTTACCTGAGAAAGAGAGGATTAGATTACATATTGAGCATTTATGTCTCTCTCAATCCTCCAAACTCATCACCTATTCAATCTTAGAATAAAGATAGCTAAAACCTTATTCTCTGTTTTTGTCATTTTTATATTGGTTTATTCATCTCAAAAAACTTCTTGTGGTATAAGTTCTTAATTTTAAGTTTAAAATACCACATTTTACCTTAAAACTTATTATCTCTTATATATTATTAACCTATTTAAATTTAAAAATTATGTCAAAGAAGAAAGCTGGGGTTATTATTGTGCCCTTTGATGAAGAAAATGGTTTAGATTTTGGTGAAAGTAACAATCCTAATTTTATAAGAATTAGAATTGAAAGTAAAGCTATCATCAGTAGAGGAGCAGCTTTATTTAAGCAAAACAGAATCATTAGAATGACCATTGACAAAGAGATCATGGAAATGTTTGATCTCAAAGTTGGTACAAATCTTGCAACAGTATGGCCTAATTGTAGAATCTCAGTGAGAGAGCAAGTAGGTGAACCATTTTGGAAAACTGAAGATAAAGTTCAGCAACCTAAAATGACACCTGCAAATGAAGAGAAGGGAACACCTGCAAAGATTCATTTACATCAAGGATTACCTATTTACAGAAACTTATATTTCTGTATGAATGAGAATGATCCTAACTATGAAGATCTCTTAGTTGAGACCACAGAAATGGTAGATGAAGATGACTTTGTAGCACAAGAAATACATGAAGAAGATATTGAGCAAGACAATGCTTAATCTTAACCAAGGAATAGTCTGAAATATGGCTATTCCATTTTTTCTTGTTTTTCCTAAACATCTAGGGAATAATATTCCAATTTATCTTCAACATCTACATAATTTTTAAAATTTAATTAAAATGGAAGAAAAAGAAATAATTAAAACTCAGCTAAAAGAGATTTTAAAAGAATCTAAATTAGTTTTGAACATGGAAGGAGATAATCTATCAGTATCATTACAATTAGATAATGAAACAATATTATCTTCTAATTCTATAGACATAGCTTTTGAAGTTAGATTTTCAAGATATTTTTAAAACTTTAATCCATACTTTTATTCAATTATAGATGAAATAACATTCACAACAGAATATATTTAATTATGAAAATAACAATAGAACAATTGCCTAAAACTCCAAAATATCCATATTTTCTTATTAAAAATAGATTAAGTTGTGTAAATGATTATGGAATAGGAAGAATTCTATGGTGTCCTAATCCAGGATTAACTATCTTATTTAAAAAAGGAAAAGGAGATGAAAGATTAGCAGCATCTATTGGAGATGAAGTAGCTTTTGATACTACTTATTATACAGTAATAGACAAACTAACTCTAGAAACAGAATATGACTACAAATAGAAAAGACAATAGAAGTTTAGAAGAAAAATTCATATATGGCATAATATGTTTTATTATTCTATTAATTTTCAGTTTCATACTAGATCCTATGCCATACATCAATTTATTCAGATAATATAATAACTATGTCTAAAACATCTACAAAACAAAAACTTATTTTAAAATCTATATTATCTAAATGTAAATTACCAGATAAACCTAATTCTAAAATGGTATTTAATATTAGATAATATGGATAAAAACCTTATAATTATCACTAATTATGGAACTAGATTTACTTAAAATATTACCATTCATATCTGAAACTCATGTATTTTGGTCTCCATTATTTGGGAATTGTAGAATGCATACAACAGAGCTTTCAAATTATATAGATTTAGAATGTATAGAACCAGAAATCATAAAAACTATTACTATTTACAAAAATGGTAAATATCTAAGAACAGGAGAAATTATAGTGTTTCCTAGTAGAACTAATAGAAGTTGGGAAAATTTTCTTGCTCAAACACTAAGTATAGACACTCCAGTAATGTGTAGTAATGATGGCTATAATTGGGTAGCTAGATATTATTACAAAGATAAAAAAGTCTTTAGCAAAGGGCATAAAAGTAGTAATACTCCATATGATCCAGAAACATATAACTATATAGTAGTTACTAGTTTCTTCAATTTTGAAGACTTATATTCTAACATCAAAAACTCTATTTGCATATGAATAAAACTATCTATGAGATAATAGAAGAGATATCTTTAAATTCTAAATTTACTCATACATGCTACAGTCCATGTTTAGGAGATTGTTCAGTTGCATTAATTGAGAACAGAAAAAAGATTCTTATTCATAAAATAGAAGAACCAAGTGTATCTTTAGAACTAAATGAGAATGGTCAACTTTATAAAGAGGGAGAAGTACTATTATTTCCTAATAAAGAAAAAGATAAAACTTGGAACACTCTCTATAAAGAATTCTTACAAAGCAAGTATGATTTTAAACATCTCATGATGGTATCTCATAATGGAAGTGATTGGTCTCTAAGAAGATATCTTAGAGGAGATCAATGCTATGATTCAGAAATGAACAGAGACTATTATGAATATATAGTACCTATAGAAGATTTCAATTTTAAAGCATATAATTTATCTGAAAATGTTAAACTATCAATAAGTTCTTATGTCTAAAACAGTATATGAAATATTAGAAGAAACTAATCCATCTTATAGAGATACCTACTATAGTCCTTGTTTTAATCATTGTAAAGTTAAGTTGATTGAAAATCCAAAAAAGATTTATATTTATAATGAAGAAAATGAAAATGCAGGATTATATTTAGATGAAAATGGGAAATTAGATAAAAAAGGAGATTCTTTAATCTGTCCACTTGATAAAAATAGTTGGTGTGCCTTCTATAAAGGATATCTTAGAAGTAAATATGAGTTAGGACATCCAATGATGTTTTCTATGGATGGACATGAATGGACTTATGGTAAATATAATCTTTACAAAACTTGTGAAATTCCTTATAAAGAGAAAAAAGTTACACCATCATATATGGTTCCTTTAGAACAATTTGATTTTACAGCAGATTATCCTGTTAAAAACATAGAAAAATCTATTATATGACTATTTTAGAAACAATTAAAAAATCTATATTAAAATGATTTATGCAGCAATAATAGTTATAATATTAAGTATACTAGGTTTGGTATTTATCTATATACTAGGAACTAAAGAAGAACTTTCTACTGTGGAAATTATGTTTCCTACTAGTATATTTATAATACTAATTTTTGGATGGTTAATAGCATTAACTGCTCCTAAAGAAAAATCTCATCTAGAATATCTAAGAGGTAATTTAGAAGTAAAATATGAATATACCTATAGAGATTCTGTATTAGTAAAAACAGATACTATTATTCAATTTAAAAATCCCTAAAATAATGTCAAGGATATTAAATCTAGCACTTCCTATAATGTGTATGACATTAGAAAACAATTATTTTTATCATTCTAATCCAAAATTTAATGATACAAATGTTGATTATTCTGCTAATCTAATAGGAAAAATACAAGCTGGTAAACCTAGTCCTCATAAAGGAAAGAAAAAGTTAAGTAGAAAACAAAGAAAAAATAATTTATGAAACCTTTCAATCTAGAAGAAGCCAAAGCAGGTAAACCTGTATGTAATAGAAATGGAAATGATGTAAGAATTATTTGCTTTGATAAAAGAAGTTACAGAAATTACCCAATTGTTGCCCTACATACAGAAGGAGATATAGAAGAAATGCTTTTACATAATATTAATGGAAAATCCCAGTGCTTTTCTAGATTTGATTTATTTATGAAACCTCAAAAAAGAGAAGGATGGGTAAATATATATAAAGATAGTTGTGGAACATACAAAAACAGTATTCTTATACATTCATCTAAAAAAGATGCAATTAAAGAGAGATATCTTATAGATAACTACATTGACACTATTAAAATAGAATGGGAGGAATAACATGTTAAAAATAAATGGTATTAAAGAAAAACCTAAATCTTTAAATGATATTTGTCCCTTTGTATTATTAACATCTGAATCAACAGATACTAATTTTGCAAAAGGAGATATTCTCATGATCACATCTGCAACTGGCAACACAGTAACAGTTATTAATTTCACACAACAAATTCATGTTGAACTTACTGAGAAAGAAAGTTTACAAGTATATGCAACACCTTATGAAGGAGTATTAACTTTAGAAAATAGTTATGATTAACTATTAAGATTTACTGAAATATTAGAAAAAAGATATAAAAATTTAAAATTATGGATAACTATCCTTATATGGATTATACCACTAACAGTCCTGATTATATTGAGCCACATATGAGAATAAGACTAGCTGATCCAGGCAAACCAACTATTGAAGGCATAATAAGCATTATTGGACTATTATTATTAATCATAATTCCAGTTATTATATGGTAATAGGAATAATTACATTGATACTATTATGGTTAGTAGTTATCACAACAATATTTATAATGCTAAATGAATTTTTAGAAAAAATTATTTTTGATAAAATTATAGATATACTTTTAACAGTATCATTTGACATAATTTTAGCATTATTAGTTTCATTTTTAGTGTATACAACATATGAAGTTATATTTAAATAAATAGAAAAAATTTTAAAATTATTTATTATGGAAGAAGAAGCTTATTTAAAAATGATGGATTTTAGTGAACCAAAACCACATTTCAACTATTGTTTAGGATGGAAAGAAGCTCCTATTATTGAAGATAAAAAAGGAGATTATGGTTTTGTGGAAGTTTCTACAGAAGAAATTAAAAGAAGGCTTAAAAATAAATAATATTATGCTAATATTATTTAACAAAAATAAATTACTAAAACTAAATCATAGGGAGGAAAGAATAGGATCCAATGATTGGATATATTTTCCTCTCTATCAATTTATGATTTGGAAAGGTAATTTTACTAAAAAAGATACAAACTATCTTTATATGCAGAGATATGATGAACTATATAAAGAGTATCAGATATATTCAAAACCTGTAATATCTTTTTCTAGGAAATATTTAGGATTTGGTGAAGATAAGCATTTTAAGTTCTCTATTACTTTTCCAAAAATTCCAGTAAAAGATATTTTATGTTTAAAAGCATGTGAAGTTCTAAAGTCTAGTTTAAACAGTTATATTCAAGATAAAGAGGGAAGACTTACTATTTTTAGAGTTGAATATAAATGTGGATATGATGATTATTCTTTAGATATTTTTGATTTAGCTGAATATAGACAAGTCCATCTTGAAAAAGACTTTGAAGAAAAACTTAAAAGAGATTATTCTTTTTATTATACTAACATAACTAATTATGTACAAAGTAGAATAGAAGAAATTCTTGAAGAGAAAGAAATAGATCCTTTAGTTATTATAATTTCATAAAATGTTAGCATTATATGTTTTAAATCTTAAAGAATTCTTTAGCCCTAAAAGAAAGAATAAGAATGTTTTTAATACTAAATTTGAAGACTTTTTTATACAATCACATTTGCAGTACAATACAAAAAAAGAAGTTCTTACTAATGTTTTTTATAAAGAAATAACATATCCTCTATCTTATCTTTATAAAATATCTAAGGACTATTATCTTTTAACAGTGCCAATTTGTTTTGAAACTGAACTTTTAAGAAATATTCTACCACATGAGGTTAAAAATGATTTTCTTTTTGAAACTAAAATTAATAGAATTAAACTGGTGAATAAAAAAACTTGGTTTTTATTAAAAGAACCATGGAAGATTTTTCCAATGTTAACTCTAGAAATTAATCCTAGTTTCACAGATTATTTAGTAACTTTCAATGAAGCAATAGTAATGAGATATTATTCTGAAAGTGTTAGAGATATCAACTTAAAAGCTATTTTAGAAGAACTAGATGCTAATATAATTAGATTATTATGAAAAGTTTTGAATTTTATTTAGTAAATAAAAAACATTTAGATGACTTAATATTCCACAAACAATATTTACATCCTAGAACAGATCAACCTTTTGAAACATATAAAAAACTGAAATTAAGAGTAGGTATCTCAAATCTATTTATAGAAGATAATCTTGGAACATATACAGGTAGTATTTGTCCCAATATATTGAAAATTTTAGATTTTTATATTGTTTCAAAATATAGAATAAGTATGGAAAAATTTTACTATTATAAAAATCTCAAATCTCAAAAACCAATAAAAAGACTTGTATTACATATAAATACAAAACATATTGAGATTTTAGATAGTAAAATTGACTATGAAGCCTATGACAAGTTCCCAGGAGAAGCTTCATTTAAAGAGTCTTTAAAAAGAGGAAGACATTTAATAACTAGTTTACCCTCTTCTTATAAAGAAAGAATACTACAAAATTATCTTTTTTGTAAAGAAGATAAAAGCCTTAAATTGTCTGAAGGAATATTTATTTCTAAATTTTTAAAAGATTCAAAAGAGATTACTCCTATTAATTTTAGTGAGTTACTTGAAGAGAATGATATTTCTACAGAAGAACCAATTATTTATGTAAAAATATGTTTGGATTAAAAGATTTATTAGAAGGTAAACACTACATAGTAGAAAGAAAAACTACTGGAGAACAATTAGAAATTATTGTTTTAAAAAAAGTTGTTACATTATTTTCAAAATCTAATACTGCTCAAATTTATTGGATAAATGATGATTCTAAATGTTGGGTTAACAGTAGTAATTTTGATAGAATGTATGAAATACTATATGAAATAAAAGAAAGTTAATATAAGAAAGAGAGTTAAAGTAAAATGACTATAGAAGAATTCTTAAAGAAAGATTTTCCTAGTAAAAATGAAGAGAGTATTTTATTTATTTTAAAAGGAAAGGCAGTTACAGGAATGGGACCTTATTTAGTTGTTGAAAAAACTTATCATAATAATTTTTTCTTTCCAGGAAGATCAGATAGTTTTGACAAAAAGGGTTTATTGGCTCTTCTAGATTATGAATATGGTTTTGTTCCCAAAACTGTTTATTTATTAAACTCTATTATAAAAGAATTTGAAGATGAATTATTATGACTTATGAAGAATTTAAAAAATTAGATTTTGATAATCTAAAAGAATGTACTTTTATTTGTATATGTGAAAGGCCTAATAAAATAAAATTTATAACTCCCATACATTGGGATGGTAGTAATTTTTCTATAATAGGAAGTGATTGCTGTTATTATTTAGAAAATGATGTTTTTGAAATTTTAGAGGAAGATTTTGACTGGGATATAAAAGAAACAATAAAAATAAAAGTTTTAAAAGTGATTCCTGAAAAAGCTATAATAGAAGAATATTTAGATAACTAATGTTTAATGCCACATAATCTTATTTTAGTTACCTTATTGAGTGGAGATATGAAGGGTAGAAATGGTAACAAGGCAACAAGCATGGAAATATGGTAAAGAATGGGAAGATGTTATGATGAAAATCCATCAAGACTATTTTAAAGGAGAAGTAAAAAAAGCTTCAGTAAAAGAAGATATGTTTAATCATATAGACTTTTGGTGGAGAAAAGATCCTGATAGTCCTTGGGTTAGTTATGACATTAAAGCATTAAAAAGAGCTAGAAGATCAACAGGTCCTTTAGATGGAACCATACATTGGATTGAAGTTTTAAATGTAAGAGGTAATCCTGGATGGATATATGGTAAAGAAGATTTTGTAATATTTGCAACAGAAGAAACAGCTATATATGTGCAAACAAAAAAATTACCTCCTTACATAGAAGCTAAAATTAAAGGTAAAGAACTAGTATATGATACTCCTTATGACTTTTATATTCCTTATAGAAGAAATGGATCTAGAGATATAATAGTTAAAGTTCCTACAAGTGATCTTAGAAAATTAGCAGATTTTGAAATTAAATTAAAAATTTAACTTATTGTGTAGGAGGATATAGTGATGGAGATAACCTTTAAAAATAAAAAGAATAAAATTATAACATTGTCTTATAATCCAACAGATAATAGATTATTTTTACCTGATGATAAAATACAAGGAGCAGATCTATATAAACTAATCTGGAATGATTCTAGTAGAAGCAAAATTGTATTAACAGACAAATTTTTTAATTGGCTTACTGATAAAGATTTCTTAGGCAATAGATGGAGAGGATATTATTATGGGTTTCCAGATATAAAATTAGGACAAGAATTAAACTTAATAAAGGAACTTCTTCAGAAAGCAAGAGAAAATGATATTAGTGTATTTATCACTAAAAAATCTCAAGCTGTGCTAGATCTTGCAGACTTTCTAAGTAATATAGATGAGAGCACTTATATTATATACAACAAAGATAATCCTAAAATAAATTTACCTATAAGAGCTTTTAAAAGAACAAGCTTTCTTAGAAAAGAAGTTTTTGAAATAGAATGTATAGGTGATACTTGGTTAAACCAAACTTTAAAATTAGCAGAATTACTTATAAATAACCATATAAAATCTAGTAATTATGGTATAATTCCTATCAATGAAGAAATTGTTGAATTTTATTCTGAGATAAAACATGAAAGTTGAAGATATTTTAGGAAAGAAATGTTGTGTATATGTTAGGGATTTAGTAGATGTATACAACATAGATCAAGAAAAAGATCCATCAATGTTAACTAAAATAGTTGGACATCTATATCTAAAAGATAATAGATTTATATTTTATTTTAACTGGATAAGTGAATTAAGTAAAAAGGAGATAGTGTATTCCTTTAAAAGATGTTCACCAGTGGCATCTCCTCATAACTATGATTCCTTTGTGGAACTTCCTGGATGGAAAGTTGTTAATAATGTAATGTTTCTTGAGAATGAAAAAGTACTAATTATTACAGCAGAAGAAATTAAAGAAATGTTGAATGTTCCTAAAGATACATTAGTACAGATCAAAAGTGATGCTTGTTTAGGAGCTATGGGTTGGGGAGATAGAAATAATGCTTTAAACTTATTTAAACCTATATCTAAAAGAATAGTAAATATTTAAATTATGCATTCAATAAAGAAAATTTATTTACAAGAGTTTATTACAGAAGTAATAGTTAATATCATTTTTTCTATTATTTTAGGATCTCTATTATTTTCAGCAATATATTTTCAAGGAAAGATTACAGAAGGATATGAAATTGTAGCTTTTATAGTTGCAGTATTAATATTCTTAGTGGTTTCTCTTCCTAAAGTTATTTCAGACTTTATAAAAGATTGGAAAGAATTAAAGAAAAAGTATAATAACTAAAATAGATATTATGGCTAAAAAGAAGAATGATTATTTTGAAAATTATCAATCTAAAGAAAAGATTAATAATTACAAAGTAAAGAAATTTAGAAGATCTTATAACACAAAGAAAAAATGATGGAAGAACTAATTAAAAAATTATCTGACTACATAAAAGAAGTAGGGCAAGATAAAGCTTATATCACTTATACAGAAGGTGGTTTAACTGTATCTCATGGTATTTTATTCATGGAAGATGATAAAATTTATGTCATTTCTAATGATCATAGATTTAATGGATCTGCTCCTAGATCTTTTGAATGGCCCAAATATGGAAATTATGGTTGGTGTATTGCTAAAAGGGAAAATTATTTAAAGAGAATACTTATTGAAAGAGAACAAAAAATAATCACTAAAGAAGAAATATGTGAATTATTGGGACTTGATTCAAAAAATATTTTAATTATTAAAAGTAAAATTAACACTGTAGTTATTTAATATGAAAAGACCTTTAGGATTTAACAATGGAGATTTTAGATTCTTTAAAACTCCTCAATCTAACATTTATTCTACTAACTGGGATGAAGTTAGACATTTTAATTCTGTAGAAGAAGCTTTAAATTATTGGGAACATTCTAATTATTTAGAGATGTATCAAGTTACAGAAGTAGGAAATCAAATTCATATTATTCCTTATGAATATTAAGATTAAAAATAATCATTCTTATTATATAATTTTTGACATAGACAAAGAAATAGATCTTCAAAAATATTTATTTTCACTTAATGATGCTTATACTAGAATTGGATGGGGATCTGGCAAAAGTATAGGAATTAATCAATATTATTCAAATCTAAAAAAGGCAAAAGGAGGAAGATCTTCTGAATATGTGGGAGTATATATAATAAGAAGGCAGGAATTATATTGGAAAGGAAGATTGTTTACATTGAAACAGGCATTAGAAGAATCTAAAAGTAAAATTTATTCTGACTTTACTGTTATAAACTATGTTCTTCAGGAAGAAATATCTTTATTTACAATAAATACTTATATATGTGACAAAGAAAATAATATTTTTTATCTTAAAGAAGTTAAGATGTTGGAGAATTCTAAGAATGTTAGCTTATCATTGGATATTGGAGATAGAATATTTAGGAACTTTGAAGAAATTAACAAAGAATTCTACATATGCTGAAAAACTTCAACATAGAATGTTTATTTTAGATACACTTATTACATGTATAATGTATATCACTTATCAAGCTTCTTTAAAAAAAAGCATTACATATGAATTACAAGAAATTCATGATAAATTCTGGAAGTATGATAAGGATACATATGATTTCTCTAATATAGAAACTACTGTTTGGAGAATACCTTATCATTATGAGCTTTTGTTTGCTGGAGATTATTTTTCAATAAAAAGAATAAGAGATTTAATAAAACATAAAACTAAAATAACAATAAGGAATGCAAATACTGTTTATGATCTGAAAAGTTTTATACTAGCAATTCCTTTTTCTTGTCTTTCTATTTGTAAACCTAAATTTCATGTAGTTTCTACCATGGATAACAAACTTTATATCTTTAAAAGATATACATTCTTATTTACTATCATAAAGAATATAGATAAAGTTTATGGATATAAGTTAGTATTTAATTTTTATTTAAAGAAAAATTATTATGAAGAATAAGATTCTAATCTTTTTTAGTGCCAATGTTTATCCTAAAGGAGGAATGAAAGATTTAATTGGGGAAGCAGATTCTCTAGAAGAAGCTGAAAGTATAATTATTAAGTTGCTGTCTAAGAATGATGATCCAGGTGGATTAGTTTGTTGGTGGCAACTAGTGAATAAAGAAAATTTAAAAATTATTAAATGTTCAGAAGATGAATAGTTACTGGTTACTTTATTTTATTGAACAAGCAGACAACTTTATTGCTTTGTTAAGTATAATACTAATTATTGTGTCTATACTTTTTATTGTGTTCTTAATAGTTGCTTCTATAGCAAGAGATGAAAAAGAAAAAGAACTTGCTAAAAAGCATCTTAAAAAGATAACACCAATATTGGCAGTACTAATATTGTCTGTAACATTGCTTCCTTCTACAAAGTCTTGTTATAGAATAATAGGATTAGGAACTGTTATAGAATATAGCAAAACAAATGAAAAAGTAAAAGAGTTGCCTGAAAACTTCATTAAAGCAGTAAATAATTATTTAGAAAAAAGTCAAAGTGAATGAGCTTCTATTATATGTAAATGTTGTGCTTGCTATAATTTGGTGGCAATTAGTAAATAAAGAAAATTTACAAATTATTAAAAAATCAGAAGATGAATAGTTATTGGTCAATTTATTTAATAGAAAGTGCAGATAGTATTAAATTTATTTTCATTCTATTGTTGATTATATCTTCAATAGCCAGTATTTCAATATTAGGAATGTTGTGGAGTTATACAAATCCAGAATATGAAGGTTTTGAAAAGAAATCTGCTAAAAAATGGCTCAAAAATGCATTTATTTCTAATATATGCTTTCTTATATTAGTTCTTATTACTCCAAGTACTAATACTTTATATAAGATATTTGGAATAGGCACTGTACTAGAATATATAAAGAACAGTGATGAAGCAAAACAGCTTCCAGATAATGCTTTAAAAGCTATTAATTATTATTTAAAAGAAATACCTAAAGAAGATGCTAATAAAGATAGAAAGTAAGCCAGTTAAAATTGGTAGGATTAAAACTGAAGTGTTAAACACTCAACTTATTTATTATATAGAAGATATAGTAGATACTGGAACAAACTATAGGTTAGCCATAACATATGGAACTCCTAATAGTAAAATATTTATTTCTGACTACAATGAGGATCATTTAAAAAAGATTAGAGATACTCTATGTGATGCTAAAATAGAAAGAACTGTAAAAGAAGCTAATTCTTTAACAGAGCATATGGATAAAGCAGAAGCAAAAGCATTACAATTATCTCTAGCTTTGGTAGAAAAATAATAATTTATTTAACATTAAAAGTGCATATTTATGGAGAGAAAAACTTAAAAATAAACAATCTTAAAATGTGAAGAAGATATGAAGGGTTATGGAAAAGACATTTTTAATGTAAGAGTAGTAGTAAGATTAGGTAAAGAAAATGCAAAGAAAATTGCTGAGTTATTACAAGTAAAAACATTAGAAGACAAAGTATGGGGTCTGACTGAATTGATTAATCTAAAACTTCCTCCAAAGACAACTATCTTTCTAGTAAGTGAGATTATTAGAAGGAAATATGAAAGGAGAATTGCTATTGCTAATAAGATCTTGAAAGAATTAGAGAAGGAGGACTAATATGGAATTGAGACTGGAGAGGTTGGTAGAAGCAGGAGTAACAGTCAATCAATTTATGTTATTAGCTACAGTAGAATCTAACTTAATTCCTGAATGTGTGGAAAGAAGTTTTGATGATTTACTAAAGCTACAAGAGAACTTATTCATAAAGATACTTGATAGTAAAATAGTATTAAGAACTAAAGGACAGAAATTAGTCTCTACTAGAAATAGTCCTATTAAATCAGATGAGATTATTTCTCTTGCTAAAGAAATGATTGAAATGTTTCCTAAAGGAGCAAAACCTGGAACTATTTATAGATGGAGAGGAACATTAGCTAATATAGTAGTTAAGTTAAAAAGATTTATGTCCAAATATCCTCAATATACAAAAGAGGAGATATTAAATGCTACTAAACACTATGTAGATTCTTTTAGATATGGAGATATGCAATATATGCAGCTATTAGTATATTTTATTGAAAAAAATGAAATATCTAGATTAGCTGAAGAGATTGAGGCAATTAAAGAAGGTAATGTTGTTGAACATAGAGTTAGAGAAACTAGTATATGACAGATAATATTTTTAAAAGAGCTGTAGAAGATGGATTAAAAGGCTTAAATCAAGGTTTAAATATAGGTTTACCTAGATTAAATGCTTATATTCATGGAGTTCAAAAGAAATATTATTATGTAATAGGTGGTGGACCTAAATCAGGTAAAACAGCATTCTTAGATAATTGTTTTATTCTACAACCATATATTAATGATATTTTACCAAAGAATGAACCTGTTGAATATCACTATTTTTCAATGGAGATTGATTTGGTAGAAAAAATTGCTAAATGGGTAGCATACTTCATGGATATTAAATATGGAATTTATTGTGATTCTAACTATATCTTAGGAAGATGTAAAGATAAATTAACACCAGAACATCTAAAACTAGTAAATGAAATTTATGATACAGATATTGTAAGATTATTTGGAGATTTAGATGAAAATGGTATTCCTAAGAAAGATTCTCCTAAATTAATTACATTTTACCAAGATAAAGAAACTCCAAGCAGTATATTTAACATGATGTTTGAAGTGGCTGAAAGAAATGGTAAGGTATTAAGAGAAAATATAGTAGAAAGAGATGAATTCAATAATAAGATCACTAAACAAAGGATTGTAGGATATATTCCTAATGATCCTAAGAAAAAGATTATATGTATTGTTGATCATGTAGCATTGTGTAAAAGAAATCCTGGATTATCAGAAAAAGAGAATATAGATAAATTATCTGAAGGTTTTGTTTTTCTTAGAAATCTATTTGGAATGACTATAATAGTCTTATCACAGTTTAATAGAGAGCTTGAAAACATTGATAGGTTAAAAGTATCTAAAGATAATTTAGCTCCAACAAGAGCTGATTTTAAAGGTACTGGTAATTTATCAGAAGATGCTAATCTTGTAATTGGTTTATTAAATCCTAATGTCTATCCAAATTTAGATTCTCATCTTGGATATTCCTTAAAAGATTGGGGAAATAGTTATAGAAGTGTACATATAGTAGCTTCTAGAAATATTGAGGGAGATAGTAATATCTCTGTTCTATTAGAAGGAAAAACTGGTAGAATAAAAGAATTACCTAAGAAAGATGATTATATAGGTTTAGAAAAAATGAGAAATTATAAATTAGAAAAAGGATTATGATAGAATTACCAAAAAAGATTATTGCTAAAGCAGTTATTGAACCAAGAAGGCTTTTATTTTATAGTTTACCAAAAGCTGGAAAAACAACAATTTTTTCTCAGTTGCCTAATAGTCTTATTATTGATACTGAGGATGGAAGTGATTTTGTTGATGCTGTTAAAATTAAAGTAGATACACATTTACCTTTAGAAAAACAGTATGAACAGTTTATGGAAATTCTTAGAGCTATATGGAAAGAAGGATATGATAAAGAAAAAGGAATATATACTCCTCCATATGAGACACTAATTATAGATACAACTACTAGATTAGATGAATGGTCTGAGATTATTGGAACTTTAGAATATATGGATAAACCTCAAGGTAAATCATATAATAGAGATGAGAAAGATAAAAAAACAAAATTATCTCCATCAGATCCTAGATTTGAGAAAGTAACAGCTTTACCTCAAGGATATGGATATATGCATTCTAGAGATGTAATGATGAGATTATATGATAATATCTGTAGGCTAAGTCCTAAAACTATATTTTGTTGTCATGTTAAGGATAAATATGTAGCTCAAAATTTATCAGAAGAAGTATATACTAGAGAAATTGCTTTAACAGGTAAAGTAAAAGATATATATGCATCTAAAGTTGATGCTATAGCTTATGCTTTTAGAGATGGTAATAAACTAAATTTATCTTTTTCTGGTGCTGAAGGCAGTAGATGTCCTTATCTTAGTGGTCAAACAATAACTATTTCTGAGTCAGATGAAAATGGAGAGGTTAAAACTTATTGGGATAGAGTATATCCTAGTTTGAAGAAATAGATTATGAAAACAAGAGGAACTTCTAATTTAAATTTTGATGTAAATGATACTTTGTATTTAGTAGACAATAATGGAAATGTATATGTTACTAATGTAGAAAGAGCATTGCCTTTAACTGTGAGAGTACTCCATCTTTATAAGGTATGTGATATAGAAAAATGTAAAAAAAATTCTATTAAAGATTGGAAATTTAACTATGCAACTATAAAAGGAGACTTATATAAATATTCTAAAAGATTTTGTGTATTAGAACAAAATAAATGTTATAACTTGCCTGAAGAAGAATTAATTATATATAGAAATTATCTTCAAAGCTTTAGAACTTGTATTAAATTATTAATTGATAAAAATAAATAGTTATGTTGATTGGAGAAAGAAAAGAAAGTAGAGGATTTTTTCCTTTAGTGGGGGTAGCAACTGTGGAAGTAATAGCAATCAACCCAGATCAAAAAACATTACAAAAAATTATTGGCAAAGAAGTAGAACCTCCTATTTATATTAGGACTCAACAATTTCCTGATGGAGAGAAAGACACTGTAGATATTGTATTTTGGTTAAAAATAAAAGATGCAGTAGCTAGAGAAAGAGTTGTTAGACTTCAACAAACTATTGTAAAATCTTCTTGGACAAGTAAAACTTCAGGAAAAGTACAAGTATTAAATATCTTTGGACATTCTACATGGATTACACCTGCAGAATTAAAAGCTAAAGACACTTCTGCATATCCTTGGTTTAGGCCAGAAGGACTAAGATTAGCTTATAGAGGAGAAGCTAGTGTTGTAGAAACTATTTCTAATTGGTTTAATTTACCACAACCTGGAAAAGTAGAAAAAGATCTCACTCAAGCTTATTGTCAAATAGAAGATGTACCAGCTTTATTTAAAGGAAACTTTAAAGAACTACATCAACTAGTAAAATTAGCTGAAGGTAAAGAACAAACTTTTAAAGTGTTGTGTGGAGTAAGAGAAGGTAAAGATGGTAAAATGTTTCAAACTGTCTATAATAGATCTACTTTGAGAAATTGGATTACAGACTATAGTAAATTAGCTTCTGATATTTCAGATATATCTAATGCTTTCTATGGAGAGAATCCATTTGAATTAAAAGAATATAGAGTTG